CCTTTGAAGCCATGGTCCCAATAACGGACCCAAGGCAAATCTTCACCAGTAGCTGCAGGCAAGAAGCGAAGTACGGCATAACCGTTACCTGCCTTGTCGACAGTGGGTTTCCAGATTCGATTGTCTTCGTAGGATTTTTGTTCAGTTTGACCTCCGCCAACTTTTTCGGCGGCCTGAACCAGTTTGGAGATTTGATCGCGATTGCGCTTAAGATTTTCGAATGACATTGTATTTTCCTTTGTATAACTGAAATGTTACTGAAGTATTATACCACACCTTTTTGATGTTGTACATATTATATATCATCAAACGGTAGTGAATTTAGCTTTGGCAAGTAATTTAGCTCACGAGCCTCTGCCTCTAGCTTATCTTTGATTGCAGGTGATACGAACTTACGAACGTCTTCAAGATCGATAAAGTGTTTCTCACATACATCAATGATAGCATCCATATAAGACAGTCTACTATTCAAGACCGTCTCTTCTATTAACATAGAAAACTTTTGTTTATTTAAGAAGTTGTCTTCAACCGTCATCACGCTCTCCATAATACTTAAGCAAGAGCTTGGCTGAATTAATGTGTTCTTTAATCATGGCTCTTTCAATAGATTCGTCATGATTCCAAATCACCATACGTTGCTGATGAGAAGATTCTAAGATCTCAAGTTCTCGTTTCATGTTGTTTAATAGTTGTCGTAATTCACTTTTCACGATATGATCTACTTGATCATAATCTACTGTTAACTGATATTCTTTCATGGCCATTAGTCCCACAACCCTCTGTAATATTTGCCAAACAATCTAACCCCGTTTGACACTCGATCTTCTACTTCTACATTAAAATCGAGTGAATAGCGATCGTCCTCATTCAATATAAACTCAAACGCAAAGATCATCTCATCCATCACCCAGTTCCAACGATCGTGAGTATCACATTGAATATTTTGTTTTGTCAATTCAGGATCATTGTAGAAGTCAAACACTATTTGATCATCCCAATCTTGAGTGCTGGTCATTCTCATTTCAGGCGGTAAATCCTCTAAGTCGACATGAGGAGAACCGTGATTGGTTTCTTTAAGTTGCTTGAGTAGCGGTAGTACAATCAAAGCGAGTGTATGATCCATTGACCACGTATCGTACTCGTCAATTCGAATCTTGATATTACGTTTACGTTTAGATTCAACTCGTTCTAAAAACCGATACAACCATGTAGGTTGCTCACTTTCAACAAACAGGCTTTTCTTACTAGTAGGAATATCATCGATACCGCGCCACTTGCCATAGGCCAAGAACTCCCCGAGCTTGAAGACATATTCGGGGTAGTCTCTCATGCCGTATTCATCAACAATATTCTTCCTAGCCCAGAAGCATAACTTCTCAGCCAGTTGATGTGGACCAAACCAGTTCTTATAAGGACCAATATAAACTTTCATTTTGCAATTGCTTTCAATAAGATCGTGTCTGCGTTGAGTCGGCCGTTTGCCGCTCCAGTCTTCGTCGTAAGCTTAGACCATTCAGCATCGATCTGCTTAGGTGTCTTATTCATGACTACCTTTAAGAACTCATCTGGCTTACGTAGCTTAACAGAACGACTCAGTTCAACACTAAAGTTCTTGATCGATGTACCTGAGATCTCAAAGCCATTTACATCTTCAGTCACGAGTTCAGTCAATGACTTATACTTAGTATTGAAGACGTAAAGCCTAAATGCACCTACGATCTTCACAGGATTGATAGAGACCAACTTAAACTCGTTGTCTTCTTTCTTATACTGCACCTTCGCGACCTGTTTATCAAGCGCCTTAGGCTTCTTTGCTCGAGGCAACCGCGTAGCCTTGACTGTCGCTTTCAATCGATCTAAGTCATCAAGCATCTTCTTGTATTGATCCATACGATGCTTGACCACTTTACGAGATAGATGACTATAAGCTTCTACGAGTTGTTTGTCTTCTTTCGCATAGACTTCTGCGTACTCATCATAGTGTCTCTTGACGACAGGCAATACATGAGAGATGGCACTCGTAGGCAATCCATGGATCTTAAACGCAGTAAACATATCGTACGAGCTTTGTACACCTGCATGCCAATCGTCTTCAAGCTTATATAAGTCTTCGAAGACGGTGAAGTCAAGCTTCTGCAAGATCTTATCACGTGGCTGAAAGATGATTACGTTCTTTGCGGCTTTCTCTTGCTGCTTACGCGTAGATAAGATGTCTTTGCCTTTTTCTTTCAGCTCTAACAAGTGTCTTGTTAAACCTTCTTGGAACTCGACGATCTCTTCATCGATAGGCAGCTTGAGAGTAATCCAATACGCTGCAGCTGCAAGATGAGAGAACATGGTGAACTGATACTCAGGGTTCGCGAGTATCATCTCAACGTCACGTTTAGGAAAGTTAGACTTCACATATGACTTGATAACGTCGCTGACCTGCTTCTTGTCAAGATCCGTATGAAAATAATATTTCATGTTACGGAAGCTGGTCGTAGGGACGCCGCGAAGTCCAGTCTTCGCACGAACGATTGGTTTACGAGGTTTAGCCATTCAACGCTCCATATTGTATTCACATTATTATACCATAGAATTTATGGTATGTACATGCTTACGTGGCTGGACGAGGTCGATAGAAGATATGATCTCCGATCTTCGCTACTTTTTCGTAGTGTTTTCTCCACCATGGCTTGACATACGCAGCATGATAGTGAGTTGCGCCATCTGTGACATCAAACCCTATATGATGGACCATGTAGGCATCAAGTGCAACTTGCAATGATCGATCCCAAACATCTTTCTCAAGTGGATCATCTGGTTTTCCGTCGCAGAACCATGAGAACTGACAAGCATCAATGACTGGGACACCCCATTTCACCTTTGCTTGCTTGATTACTTTACATGGTGTGTCTGGATATCTATCTGATTTTACTCTGTTAAGGACAACGTGCGTGACAGCGAACTGTCCTTGCACACTTTGGTTTCGTGCTTCATAGTAAACATTCTTCGCTAAGCACTCGACTTCAGCCTTACTAATTGCCGGCAACGAGATGCCGCTGGTTGCAATCATCATGCTGATCGTCAAATGTTCGAACATATTAGTTCCTCCGCATAGTGGCATAGTCCCGAGCATCTTGCTCTCGGCCAACAGGCACTAAGTTAGACTTGTGCATAGTGGCAATGCCGACAAAGTAGTCGCCAGTGTACTGATGTGATTTCGCTTTAGACGTCTCTCCTCTGCCAGTGGATAGACTTGGATAATATGGAGTTTCACGGACATATGTTTCTTTTGGAGATACATACGGCTCTGGCTGCTCCTTCTACCTCTGAGACGGATGAGTACCATGCTTCATTAGCCATTGCTCATACTCGGCCTCAACCTGTTTCCAACCAGGCTTTTTATTAGCCTTCTTTTTGGTTGATCTATTATTTATATAAACTATGCCCATATGGTCAGTCCCAATCGTTGTCAAACCTCGTAGTGCCATAGGCTACATCGCTGACATAGTCATTGGCAAAGTCCTTCGAGTCGCCCCAGTACTGGAGATCATCGTCGAGCAGTTCCTCGTCCTTCTTCTTACGGCCGCGCTTACGCTTTGGCTCTACGTCGAAGTCATAGTCTTTAGTTTCCGTATAGATCTTCCGCATCTAACACCTCATCAATCAAGTTATAAGCAAAGTCCAAGTCAATGTCGTACTGAAGCGATAAGACTTCAGCGATCTCTGACTCATCCATACCATCTGTATACATGTCGCAGATGTCCATGTAAACTGCACTCATTTTAGCCATTATTGCTCCATAGTAGTGTTAACTTCAACAGTATTGGTTTTTACAACCTTAGTAATCTTATTAGGGTACATGTCAAAGACCGTATTGAGTGCTTCTTCAGTGCGGCAGATAACTGTCATAGCGTTATCTGTCAAATCATAGTCGATGTATGTGATAGTTACTTCATACATTATACAGTCTCCTTAGAAGTCATCATTTCAGCCAAGATGAATTTAGCAATATTCATCTGCTTGCGTGCCGTGTCAGCATCGCGAGGACTTACCGGCTTAAGCCAACCATCAGGACTTTGGAAAGCCAAGATCTCTTGAGCATCCGATAGAATACTCATTACTACCATCTCAAGGCCAGAGCACTTGGCAGTGATGGATTCCATATATTGTTCGCGAATATCAGCTTCTGACATACCGTAGCATTTCATTTCAAATTCAGTCATTTTAAAGTCCTTTTCGTTTAGCATGGATAGATATTACCACAGTGGCCAGAAATGTAAATAAGTCAAAAGTACTCTTTTCGCACTTTTTTTCAGGCCCCCCAGGAAAAGTAATACTTTTGGTTCTAATATGGAAATTAAGACTCATTTGGCTACTCCAAACATCCCAGGGTGGAAGGAGATGGCTGACGAGATGCTAGTTGCATGCCCAGATCACTTGAAAGATCCTAGACAGTACAAGTTTAGGTCAGAGAACAGAAGCTATGAAGAGGTGCGCAGTAAGATACCTTTGTTTGATAAGTTCATGCAAAGTAGGACAAAGAGAAGGATCGATGGTTTTAAGTTCTACCTAACTCCTCCACAAGGCATGATCCCACATCATAAGGATGGATCATGGATCTATGACATACCTTACTATGCTTTTAGTTGGGTTTGGCCGCTCACTCATAACCCTAATGCATTCACTGAATTTTGGGAAACTGATGACTCAAACATGATAGACGAGCAAAATCCCAAAGGAGAATCAGCGGCTCAAGGGATTTATTATGAAGGCACGACTACAAAGGCTACTGCGTATAGGCCTCAGCTCAAGCCCTCTAGGATGAATAATCTTCCTAGGCCTAACATCTTCATTGAGATGCCAAAGGACAAGACTAAACTCAAGATGATAGGAAAGACGAACATCATGACTCCGACGATCATTCGAGTCGATCATGTGCATTCGGTCAACAATCGAAGTGATAGCACAAGGATCACCGTATCGATACGGTGGGAAAAGCACAACGACTTTGATATCGATAACTATATCGACTTAGATGGTCTATTATGACCGATAGATGTTCTGAAGGTAATCTTCAAACTGTTCTACCTTCTCAAGACGATTAGGCCACAAGATGTAGTCTTTCTCTGGGTTCTTCTTAAGATTGTTTAACAGAGGAACGATAGCGTTATAGAGCTTATCGATCTTATCTTGTAGTTCAGCTGAAGTTGAGCTCGCAGTCTCGGCTGTCTCTGCAGCTTTTTGTACTGCTTCAAGTTCTGCTTCATCTACAGCAGTAAAGCCAAAGTCAAAATCGTCTTCCATCTTCGTCCTTAGTATGAGTGCGGTAATGTTGACTTCCTGATGTCTGGAGCACTCGTTACGTACCTGAGGCCAAAAGATAAGTCATTGATGCCTAACTTACTTTGTGCGCCAAGGTTATATTCTAAGTATTTATTCATATATTCATTATATTGGTTCGTCAGCTGTTCAATCGGCAAATCTACAGCTTGACCTCTCTTCTCTTTGTAGAAGTCATTGAGGTTCAATCCTAAGGATTCGACTCCTCCGCACCACCATCCGCCTACTCGCATACGGTTTGTGTCTTCTCGCATGTAAATCTCTGAAAGTTCCTTTGCTCTCTTATGGTTCATCGTAGGTGTAACCCAAAAGACGATAGGTCTACCACCATACCCCTTCTCGTCTCGAGTCGTACGGTAACCATACTTCTCTGGATCTTCTTCCATCTTTGAGCTATAGTACACCTTTGAGGGGTCTTGCAAGAATAAGTTATACCACATCCATTGGTCAATGTCAGGAGATGCGTTCACGATCTCGCGAGTACGTGCGATCGACTGCTCGCTCTCTTCAGGCAGCCCGATGATGAAGTTACATTGAGTCTTCACTCGATTATTGCTCGCCTTCTTTAAACGAGATAAGACTTCAAAGACTTTATCTACGTCAAACCCTTTGGCAATGATCGATCGTGTGCGAGGATTGAGAGACTCGATACCGAGTGTGGCTCCTCGCATGCCTGCTTCACACAACATGTCGATCGTATCAGGCCAGCGATACAGTAGTTCAGGCTTTGTATAACAGTCAAAGCTGATCCTAAACGGAAGGTTCGTGATGACGTCATAGAGCATCTCGATCTTATGCTCACTATCATTGAGTGTGTCATCCATAAAGCCATAGCTCGTGATGCCATGTTCTTCATAGTTACGAATGAACTCTTCTTCTAAGCTTTCTTTGGCTCGAATATAGTCAAACTTCTTCTTACCATTCTTTGGGAATGCGCAGAATGCACACCTAAAGATGCAGCCACGAGCGATCTCGATCGGCATGGTCATGCGAGAGTCGATGCAGTCTTCCTTCTTCCAGAGCGTCTTGATGTTAGACACGTCTTTTACATCATAATCTTTATTACCATCGATGTAGATCGTACCGTCTTTGACAATGTACTTTAAGTCAACTGGCTTGCCACTGAGATGATCTGCAAGTGCAATAACAGCATCATCGCCATAGCCGTTGATGACATAGTCTGCATAAGGAGTTTCTTGGTTAATGTATTGAGTAGTGCCTCCAATGACGATCTTTACACCAGGAAACTTCTTCTTCATTCTAAACCAGAAGTTGGGTCTCCAGTGTTGAGGGAACTTAAAGAACGTGGCACTGATCCCGATCCACTTGGTCTCTTTTGAGACGTACTTGTCGAGGTAGTCCTCGATCTGTTCTTCGATCAGGAACTGATAGTAGTCGATAACTTTTGTGGGGTACCCGTTCTCTTCTAATACTGTACGGATACGATAAGGACCTATAGGCTTAAAGAACAGTGATCGAGTTTGAGAGATTCCACTGAATATGATTGCATGATACATTATTTTAGAAAGATCTTTCGTTTAATCCACATGATGATCTTATATATCCTAGGAAACGGGTGGTCGATCTTGATGTCATCGACTATGCCAAGATAGACGACTTCTTTCGGTATGTGACCGAATGCCTTCTCGATGGTTTCCTTAGGTTTTGTCATAACGTTGGCCAATCAACAGATGTCATCCTGATATTTCCGTTAAAGTAAGAGTTGACATTGGCGTTCCATTATAATCGGCACCATCATTGTCACTGAATGGATTGTAATTAACACTTAGGGCAAAGCTACTGTAACCATTTAAATCAATACCATAAGTCGTAGCTGAAGTCGTAGCTGGAGAATCTAAAAATTCAGAAGTTACAACACCCCATCCATATCTTTGACTTCCGTCATGATACCTATTATCAATGAACGAACATCTAGATCTAGAACCTCTCGTATTTCCAAGAGATTCTGTAATAACACTACCACCGCGCGTAAATCTACCTTGAATTTCCCAATACCCCGAACCAATATTCACCGATACTCTTATAAGTACTTTACTACTTGTTGATTCTGGAGTAATTGTACAATCTAATTCATCAACATGATACCATGTAGTTCCGCTACCACCGCCGTCCCAAGTATCCCTAAATACAGTTTGCTTTACCTGCAATACTCTACCAGCTGGTTGTACTACTCTTCCCTCGTCTGGGTCCCAGTAGGTCGTTACATCTTCAGGTAGATAACTTGGCTTGGCCATTCTGCTCTGCTTCCTCTTTGTCTAGTCGTTGCGCTGTTGTTCTTGCTTTGTCAAAGAACTCTTTGACTTGTTTCGCATCATCTCTACCAAAGATCGCATCCCATCTTGCTGCGTATTCTTCGTTACTTACGCTCAAAGGTCTTGGCTTAGACCCTTTTCCACCGTCACTCATCTTCCCTGTCCTCTATATGCTTTATAACTTCGCTTACGAGCCTTAGGCATGGATGCTCTCTTAGCCTTTCCACCTTGACAAGTGCGTTTATGTAAGCTCTGTCTCTGTTCTTTTCCTGAAGTTTTCCCCATCATAACTCTCCAAGGCACCAGTCTTCGGCTTTATCTTCTGCCTGTTGACGAGTGTCATATTCCATAAGTAAAGTACGATTATCAACGGAATACATTTGTACTAAATATCGAGTCTCATACTTCATCACGGTCGCATATCGATATCTATCATCTGACCAGAACTGTGACAACTCTTCTACTGTTGAACCATCCATTGATCTCTCCTTATATATCTGCTCCGTGCACTCTTGCATCTACATATAGTTCATCATGAAAGTCAGGTTCATTCTTTTCCTTCATAAGACTTAAATGCTTTTCAAACAGCTCAAAACACTTTTCACCTTTCAACTGATAGATGTGACCAAAACCGATGAGTGTTTGGACCAACTCTTCTGTCGAAAGGTTTTTGTTTTCCACCGCTTCTGCTAACATCTTAAAGTCATCAGCGCTGTTCCATAGCTGCATGATGGCTTGTTCAAGGTCAAACTGAACATCTATCTTTTCTTTTAGTTTCACGATAACTCCAAAATGGCCTGACCAGCAGGACTCGAACCTGCAACCTACAGCTTAGAAGGCTGTTGCACTATCCATTGTGCTATGGTCAGTACGAGCCTCAGCTGTTAACGATGATCCTGATGAGTCCTATACTATCTATAGTAACAAGCAGCATATAGTTGGCGATCATACCAAAGCTCCTACGAGT